AGAGTGAGATGGCGATCTACACCGCAGGCGATCAGATCAACCGGGCGCTGCGTCTGCTTGGTGTGTTAGCCGAGGGTGAGACACCTTCGGCTGCAACGTCTCAGGCCGCGCTTGCTGCAATGCAGCAAATGATCGAGTCGTGGAACACCGAACGCCTGACGGTGTTTGCCACCATCGACCAGATCACCAACTGGCCCGTCGGCTCCATCAACGAGACTCTCGGCCCCACCGGCTCGCTGGTGCGGCTCAACGGCACCGCCGTGCGCCCGATTCTGGTAGACGACGCCACATACTACAAAGACCCCGGCACGGGCGTCTCGTACGGTATCAAGCTGATCAACCAGCAGCAGTACGACGGCATCGCGGTCAAGACCGTGACTTCGACTTATCCACAGGTGATGTTCGTCAACAACACCTACCCGGACTTCGACATTTACCTGTACCCGCGCCCGACGCGGCTGCTGGAGTTCCACTTCATCAGCGTGCAGGAGTTGGACCAGCCGGCCACGCTGGCGACTGATCTGTTGTTCCCGCCAGGCTACCTGCGGGCGTTTGCCTACAACCTGGCAATGGAGATCGCCCCTGAGTTTGGTATCGAGCCAAGCCCCCAAGTGCAGCGCATCGCCATGACCAGCAAGCGCGACCTCAAGCGCATCAACAACCCTGACGATGTGATGTCGATGCCGTACTCGCTGATTGCGACCCGGCAGCGGTACAACATCTACGCTGGGAACTATTGATGAAGACGCCGATCCTCGGGTCAACCTATGTGGCCCGCAGCGTCAATGCTGCGGATGCCCGCATGGTCAATCTTTTTGCCGAGATTTTGCAAGAAGGCAAAGAGGCGGCGTTCCTCAATCGCGCCCCCGGCCTGAAGCTGCTCAACACCGTCGGCACCGGCCCGATCCGTGGCCTGTGGGCCTTCTCGCCGCAGGACGGCACTGGCTTCGTGGTGTCGGGCACACAACTCTACAAGATCAACAACAGCTACGCGGCTACGCTCATCGGCACCGTGGCCGGCACTGGCCCGGTCAGCATGGCCGACAACGGCACCCAGTTGTTCATCGCGGCCAATGGCCCGAGCTACATCTACAACAACACGACTAACGCCTTTGGGGCCATCACCGACCCGGACTTCCCCGGCGCGGTGACCGTGTGCTATTTGGACGGCTATTTCGTTTTCAACGAGCCAAACAGCCAAAAGATGTGGATCACGCAGCTTCTGGACGGCACGTCGATTGACCCGCTGGAGTTTGCCAGCACCGAGGGGTCGCCCGACGGCTTGGTGGCCGTGGCGTCCAACTTCCGCGAAGTCTGGGCCTTTGGCACCAACTCGATTGAAGTCTGGTACGACTCTGGCGCGACCGACTTCCCGCTCCAGCGCATCCAAGGCGCGTTCAACGAGTTGGGCTGCGCTGCCCCATTCTCGGTTGCCAAGATGGACAACGGCCTGTTCTGGCTCGGGCGTGATCGCCGGGGTCAAGGCATGGTCTACCGGGCCAACGGCTACACCGGCCAGCGCATCAGCACCCACGCCGTCGAGTGGCAGATCCAGCAGTACAGCGACCTGTCGGACGCGATTGCATACACCTACCAGCAAGACGGCCACAGCTTTTATGTGCTGATCTTCCCCAGTGCCAACACGACCTGGGTCTACGACGCCTCCACACAGGCTTGGCATGAGCGGGCTGGCTGGAGCAACGGCTCGTTTACCCGGCACCGCAGCAACTGTCAGATGGCGTTCAACAACAAGATCGTGGTCGGCGACTATGAGAACGGCAACATTTACGCCTTCGACTTGACCGACTTTTCGGACAATGGCAGCATTCAGAAATGGCTCAGGACGTGGCGAGCGCTGCCGCCAGGCCAGAACAACCTCAAGCGCACCGCGCAGCACAGCCTCCAGATCGACATGGAGTCGGGCGTCGGGCTGAACTTGGGCCAAGGTAGCGACCCGCAGGTCATGCTGCGCTGGAGCGACGACGGCGGCCACACATGGTCCAACGAGCACTGGTCGGCAATCGGCAAGATCGGCGAGTACTACCGCCGCGTATTCTTTCGTCGCCTTGGCATGACCATGAAGCTGCGCGACCGCGTGTATGAGCTATCGGGCACCGACCCCGTGAAGATCAGCATCATGGGTGCTGAACTGATCATCAGCCCGACGAATGCCTAGCCCTAACGCAACACCGACGCCGATCACCCCGCCACGGGTGCCGTTGATCGACCCGCGCACCGGGTTGATCGACCGGGCTTGGTACTTGTTTTTCCTGTCGCTCAACGATGCGGCTACGGCAGTTATTGATGACTCGGGACTTACGTTCAGCGCTGAGTCAACAATCGCGTCTCTTGAGGCTGCACTTGACGCCGTGCGGCAAGAGTTGCAGACGCTGCCGCCCAAGGCCGTCGATGAGCTTCAAGCGCAGCTTAACACGCTGCGCCAAGAGGTGCAGACCCAGCGCCAGCCCGAGCTTGGCAGCTTGGCTCCGCTGGAGCAGGACAACGTACCTTGGCTGACGTTCAATGTGGCGCCCTCGCCCGTACCTACGGCTGTGGGCAGCATGTACTGGGACGGCGGCACGACGATGAATATTCAGGCCACGACCAGTGTCCTGATTCGCGTTGGCGAGTCTGAGTTCGTTTACGTTAAAGCCTCATCGGCTATCACCAAAGGCCAGCTTTGCTACCACACAGGCGCTGTGGGCGCGTCAGGCGTGATCACTGCGGCGCCCACGCCGCTAGCCTTGGCTAACCCCAATGAAATTGTTGGCGTAGCCGCCGAGACAATTCCGCTCAACGGATTTGGCTTGATTCAGATCAGCGGTGACTTGCGCGGCTTCAACACCACCGGCAGCAGCGTCGGAGAGACATGGGTCGACGGCGACGCGCTGTACTACAACCCGGCTTACGTTGGGTCAATGACCAACGTCAAACCATCGGCACCCAATCAAAAAACATACCTTGGCGAGGTCATCAACGCCGCGACTGCCGGGTCTGGGTCAATGCACATTCGCATCGTGCCAGGCTCAATTTTAGGTGGCACCGACAGCAACGTGCAGTTTGGCACGCTCAACAACGGCGACCTGATCCAGTACGACAGCACGCTGCAATACTGGAAGAACGTCACCCCGGCGTCGGTGATCTCTGGCGCTGGCGGCGCCCCGGTCACCAAGACGGCCAACTTCAGCGTAGCAAACGGCGACACCTGGCTGATCAACAACAAGTCCGGTTCGTCCTGCACCGTAACCCTGCCGACCCCTTCGACCAACACCGGGCGCGTGCTGCACTTCCAGAACTACCAGGCTCAGACGCTGGTGTCGGCGTCAAGCAACGTGGTGCCTCTGGCCGGCGGCTCGGCCACCACGGCTATTCTTGAAGCCGTAGCTGGGGCAAATGCCACCTTGGTTTCTGACGGAACAAGTTGGATAATGACCCAATATGACTCAAATAACGCACTGCAATTGGAGTAAACCATGACTGTTTCAGTGAAGGTACTAGTCCCGGCCAAAACGGTCGAGAACGCCCAAACCACCCAGTACACCGCGACTGGCGTGACGACCATCATCGACAAGTTCACCGCAACGAACTACAGCGCCAGCGCTGCGACGATCAGCGTCAACCTCGTCACGGCTGCTGGCTCGGCGGGCAACCAGAACTTGATCACCAAGACCAAGACCTTGCAGGCATCCGAGGTGTACACCTTCCCCGAACTGGTGGGTCAGGTGCTTGGCATCGGCGACTTCATTTCGACGATTGCCGGCACGGCCAGCGCCATCAACATGCGCGTCAGCGGGCGTGAGGTTACCTGATGATGTCTGGCAGGTGATCCGGGATCACTTGCGAACGTACAAAGGATTTGAGGCACCCGATGGACTCAAGGCGGCGCTGGAGCAAAACACCCAGATCGAATTGTTCGACGGGGGCGCGTTTGTTGCGGTCGGCAACGAGTTTGATCTGTTTGTGGTGCCGGAGAGGCGCGGGCGCTGGCGCATTCGGTCAGTCTTTGGTAATTACCTTGACCGCATGGGGCGCACGCACGGTAAAATCGTTGCACGGATCGATGAGCGGAACACCCCCTCACTTCGACTGGCGCGGCACTTTGGGTTTCACGAGGTAAGCCGGGAGAACGGCGTCATTCGGATGGAGAAAGAACATGGGTGATATTGTCAACGCAGTAGCCGACGTATTCGGTTTTGGCCCTGCCAGCAAACAGGCCGAGGCTACCGAGCGAGCAGCGAACATTTCCGCAGGCACATCTCGTGAAGCGCTGGATCTCCAGCGACGCATATACGAAGAAGCTGTCGCCCGTCAGCAGCCTTTTTACGAGGCTGGGCAGACGGCGCTCAATAAACTCATTCCATTGTCAGACTACCAAAAGTTTGGCATGAGTCAATTCCAAGCCGACCCCGGATATGCGTTCAGGCTATCGGAAGGCCAGAAGGCATTGGAACGGTCGGCTGCGGCTCGTGGTGGGCTGATGGGCGGCGCAACCGGCAAAGCCTTGCTGCGATACGGCCAAGAAGCCGGTTCGCAAGAGTATCAGAACGCATTTAATCGCTATCAAGCCGAGCGGGCGGCGCAGTTGAATCCGTTGCAATCGTTGGCCGGCATTGGTCAAACCTCGGCCAATACTGTAGGTGGCTACGGGCAAAACTATGCCAACCAGGCCAACCAGCTTGCGTTGACCAACGCGGCCAACCAAGGCAACCTGGCGCTTGGCATGGGCAACATTAGAGCCAGCCAATACGGCACCGCAGGCAGCGCGTTGAACACAGCGCTCAACACCGATTGGAATGCGCTTAGCCGACGGTTTGGGTACGGTGGCGGTGGAATGCAGGCCGGAGGCCAGATCAACCCTTCGTCTGGCGAGTACATGGGCTCGCTTGAGTTCTAAGGAGTAATCATGGCTGGACTCATTGACACAAGCCTCATTCGACCTGAATTGGCTGGCTCCTTTGCCGCCGGCTATCGCGGCGCTGAACAAGCGCGGCAGCAGTCTGCACAAGCGGAGCAGCAACTTGCTCGCGGTCGTCAGCAAATGCAAATGGACGAGATGACCATGAAGCGATTGCAAGAAGATCGCGCTGCGATGTTGCAATTGCAGGAACGATTAAAAGCTGCGGGACAAGACCCGGATCTTGACAAAATATTTGATGCGTTCCGTGAATCGGGTATTCCGGATTACGTGGTGAAAGGTGTTGAAGGTAAACGGCGTTTGCAAGAGCAGCGCGAGTTTGCTCGCATCCAGGGACTTGATATGCCTGGAGCGGCTGCACCTACGGGAGGTGCTATTGCACCCGCCGCCGCACCTGCTGCTGCACCCGCCGCACCCATGCCTCAAGGCGAACTTGTTGCCGCACCAATTGGCCGAATACCATCACCTACAGTGACGCCCGCAGCCGCCAACGCTCCTGCGCCTGCTGGCGAAACGGACTTGGCGTATCTTCAGCGCCAGTTTGGTATGCCCGGCGGTGCTGTGTCCACCAACGCTCTAGCGCCGGCAACTGCCGCGCCCGCGTCCACTAATGCTTTGACTGCTGCCGCCCCAACAGCGGCTGTCCCCGGCGGACCCGCTTCGCCACTGATTGCACAGACACAAGGCAGAATCAATCAATTGATGCAGTTTGCTGCAACCGCGTCGCCGCAAATGGCTACCAACGCTTTGGCTCAAGCCAAAATACTGCAAGATCAACTTGAACTGTATTCAAGGCCCGACCGCGCCAAGCCTGCCGCATTGCAGGAACTTGATGCGTATATGAACATGACGCCTGAGCAAAAGGCGGCGTTTGAAAAGCTGCAAAAGATCAAGCAGCCCAATGTTTCCGCATCGGCTACTGCTGCCGGTAGTCCGACCGGCAAGAGTCTTGCCGCCCCTGTTGGTCAGCGTGCCGAAGCCTCCTTGGTAAAGGCCGAAGGTGCCGCAGGCATCATGGAAAATGCCAACATGGTCCGCGAGGCACTGAATACCGGCAACGTCATCGCAGGCCCACTGGCAGGCGTTCGCACAAAGTTTGCTCAGGTGCTCGAGGTTGCTGGTGCGGGCGACAAGCAGAAGCTGATCAACACTCGTAACACCATCCAGGGGCTGGCGAGTTTGACGCTTGAGAGTCGTGCTGAGTTGAAAGGTCAAGGTCAGATCACTGACACCGAAACCAAGCTGCTTGAACGCGCTCGATCTGCTGAAATTGGCGAATTAACCATCCCTGAACTTCAGCAAGTTGTCAACGTATCGCAGCGACTCGCCAACCGCATGTGGTCAAACCACCAGAGCCTGCTCAGGACAATGAGAACTGACCCCGCTGCTGCGGACTCAATTCGCTATTATGAGCCTACCATGTCATTGCCGCAGGCGATTGGTGAGGGTAAGCCACAAGCCGAAGCCGACAAACGCACCCAAAATCTTGACAAAATATTCAAGCAGCCAGGAAGGTAATCATGGCAGACAACTTCCGCGATCAGATCAACACTGCCCGTCGCCAAGGATATTCGGACGACGAGATCGTCGGGTATTTGAAGGGCAAAGACCCTCGCGTCACCCAAGCGCTGGAGGCCGGGTACAAGCCCACCGAGATCGTTGACTATCTGGCGCCCAAGCCTACGATGGGTGAAGAGGCGGTGCGTAAGACCGGCATCGCTGCTCGGGGGATGAGCGAGGGGTTGGTTGGTCCGACTGCGGGTGCGACTGCCGGTTTTATGCTTGGCGGTCCCGTGGGTGCCGGTGTGGGCGCGTTGGCCGGTGGCCTTGCGGTGCCTGCCGCTGATCTGTTGACCGCTGGATACAACAAGCTCATGGGTGGCAACGTGCGCCCCCCCTCGCAGGTTATCTCCAGCATGATTCCCGGCCCTCGTGCCGAAAGCCCCGCAGAGCGCGTGATCCAAACCAGCGGTGGTGCCCTGACCGGCACTGGCGCATCTGTGGCTGCTGGGCGTGGTCTGGCTGGAATGGCGGGGGTTCCCACTGCTGCTGGAGCACCTCCTACCGTAGCGCCCTCGATTGCTGCAATTGGCGGTGAGGCATCTCGTCTTCCGCGTACACAACTTGCCGTTGCCCCTGTTGCCACGGCGGTCGGTCAAACGACAACCGAGTTGACTGGCAATCCTTTAGTCGGGTTGGCCGCAGGTGTCGGTACCGGCATGTTGGGCGGTTTGCGTCCGACCAAGCGCCAAGCGGTACCGTCGGCTGACGAGTTGATGGCGCGGTCCAAGGCCAACTACGACATTTTGGACAAGTCCGGGTTTCAGTTGGACGCGCAACAGTTCAATCAGCAGATGGCAACGATGCCCGCCAAACTCCGGGCTTCGGCAGGCTATGACCCTAGAATCATGCCTGATGTGGATGCCGCCCTCGTACAAGTAACTTCCAACAACCCGAAGACGGTGCAGGAGTTGACAACGCTGCGGACAATCATTGGTAACGCGGCAAAAAGCACCAAGCCCGCAGAGAGAAAAGCGGCCAGCCAACTGCTTGACGAGTTTGATGATTACGTCCTCAATGCACCCCCGTCTGCAATTGTCAGCGGTGACAAGAGCGCAATCGCTGCATGGAAAGAAGCCCGTGCAGATTACTCCAAGGCCAAAAAAGCCGAGTTGATTGAGGACATCGTGGCGCGGGCAGAAGTGTCTCAAGGCGGTAAAGAAGCCACGATTGCCCAAGGCTTGTCGTCTCTTGCCAAGAACGAGAAGAAGATGCGGTTCTTTACGCCAGAGGAACAAGAAGCCATCCGAGCAGCAGCAAAAGGTGGCACGTTGCAGACGATGCTACGCACTGTCGGCAAATTTACCCCCATGACGCCGGCTGCGGCAATCTTTACGGCTGTCAGTCCGTTTGGTGCGTACACTGCTGGTGCTGGTCTAGCTGCTCGAGAACTGGCAACAAGTCGCCGGATGCAGCAGGTTGATCGCCTAGCTGCACAGATGCGTCTTGGTGAAGTACCCAGAGTGATTGAAACCCCGCTTGCCAACGAGCCTGTGTTTTTCAGCCGCAGTGTCCAGAATATGCTTGGCCCTGTGCAGCAGAATCAAAATGCCCTCAACCGCTGATCATGGACTACCAAATCCTCTTCAACATCGCCGTCGCCATCGCTGGATTCTTCGGGGGCTGGACACTCAACCGCATCTACCAGGCCATCGACCGGCTCGACGCTGA